AAAGCAGATTTGAATAGAGATGGTCAACTCTCAGGTTATGAGAAGAAAAGAGGTATGGCTATTCAAAAGTCAATGGCTTCTAACCAACCCTTACGTAAATCAACAGATAAAAAGTTTATGGGAATGACATCCTATAAGGAGAATAAATAATCATGTATGGAATGAAACCAAAAAAGAATATGAAAAAGCCTAAAGATAAAACAGTCGTGATGATTGCTGTAGGTAAAGTGAAACCAAAGAAAAATATAAAAAAGAAAAAGTAATGGCTCTATCTGATGCAGATAAGAAAAAAAGATTTTTACAAAGAAATAATCTCAAAAGTTTTAACAAACCCGTTAGGACTACCGAAGGCGGTAAAAAAGGTAAAGTCGGTATTCTCGTTGATGGTCGACCAAAACTCATTCGATTTGGTGATGCATCGATGGGTCATAACTATAGTAAAGAAGCAAGGGCTTCGTTTAAAGCAAGGCATGGCCGAAATATTGCAAAAGGTAAAACAAGTGCCGCTTACTGGGCTAACAAAGTTTTATGGGCAGGTCCAGAGGGTAGTAAGAAAAATCCTCCCGCCAATCAAAAAATTAAAAAGGGGATGGCCTAGTAAATATTTATTATGAGTAACAAAAATAAAGTATATACAAATGCAGTTAGAACTCTTAGTAATGAACTAGCTGATATTGCCCAATCTAATAATCAACAAAAAGCTGTAGAAACTAAATTAAAAAAAGCAGGACAACAAGCTGTTGCAGGTACTGTAGGTTTGACATTGAAAGCCTTAGGTCAAGAAGAAGCAGTTAATAAAGCAAAAGATAAAATAGAAAACTTTATTGAAAAAAAATTACCCTATACTAAATATGCTGTGCTTGACACAAAAAAAGTTGGAATTCAGTATGGTGATAAGATATTTAATTCTTCTTTTACCATGAACAAAGATGGTAATGTTAATTTAAAATTGAATAAAACATTTAAGAATAATTTAAAAACAGAATTAGAAGCTGATAAGAATAAAGTTTCTTTTGGATTAAAATTAGATTTTTAAAATATGCCGTTAACAAAAAAAGGAACAAAGATTAAAAAGGCCATGACAAAAACTTATGGCAAAGAAAAGGGTAAACAAGTATTTTATGCTTCAGCTAACAAAGGCACAATTAAGGGAGTAGCAAAAAATAAAAAAGTATGAGACTAACAGGAATAGGTAAAAGAACTTTAGCACAATTTATTAGACGACATGGAAGTGGTCGTGGTAAAAAATTATTTTATAAAAGATTAGAAGATGGGTTACTTAAAGGAATGACTATCGATAAAGAAGAAGTCAAGCCTGTTGTTAAACCTGTCGTAGAAGAAGTCAAAGAAACAGTTACCGAAGAAGTAACAAAAGAAGGAATTTTAGAGAAGGTTAAAAAAGTTTTAAAAGTTTAATGATGCCTTATGGGTCATTAAAATCTTACACAGTAAGATAACTATATCTAGCTTAAAGCAAGGAGGTATAACATGACTTTTACACTAGATAAATACATGCCCTATACTATTGGGTTTGATTCATTCTTTAACTCACTTGATTCAATTACAGGAGATGTTAAAGGATATCCACATTATAATATCAAGAAACTTGATGACAATAAATGGAGTATTGAATTAGCTTTAGCAGGATTCAGTAAAGATGATATTGAAATTGAAGTCAAAGATAGTATAATAAATATTAGTGGAGAACTAAAATCAGAAGATAACGAATATGTTTATAAAGGAATATCTTCTAGAAAGTTTTCTAAATCTTTTACCTTAGCAGAATTTACAGAATGTGAATCAGCAACAATGGAAAATGGAATCTTATCAATTATCTTGGAAAAAAATATTCCAGAAGATAAGAAACCACAAAAGGTAAAAATAAAATAGATGCCAATTTATTCTTTTAGGAATAAAAAAACGGGGAAGGTTTGGGATGAGTATCTATCATATGAGGATAGGACCAAGCCACTACGAAATAAAAATGTAGAGATGGTGATAACTGCACCCAACCTTTCCTTTATTGCTAGAAGTGAATATAAAAAACGAGACCAAATTTTAGATAGTGCTAGAAAGGGAATGAAAGAAGCCCAAGCAGAAGAATCTGTAGGAATAAGAAAATCTCCCGAATGGATTCAAGAAAAACGAGAAAAGAAATTACAAAAAATTAGAAATGTTAGTTCCTGATAACGATAAGAATGATGTTGCACTAACAGATAAGCAACAAACTTTTTTAGATGCTCTGTTTGGTGAAGCACAAGGCGACCCTAAATTAGCAGGTGAGATTGCAGGATATGCTGATTATCATACACCTTTAAAATCTTTAAAGGATGAAATTATCGATAGAGCAGAAAAACTCTTAGCAGCTTTTGCACCAAGAGCCAGTATGGGAATGATTAATGCTTTACAAGAAGATGGCTCAACACCGGGAGCATCTATAAGAATGGAAGCCGCTAAACAAATCTTAGATAGAGTAGGACTAGCTAAGAGAGAAAAAGTAGATATCAATGCAAAAGTCGCACACGGAATATTCATCTTACCACCCAAAGACAATGGATGAAGAAAAGCAAATTATTACTAGAGAAAGAAAAGGTAGAGTAGTACCCCTCGGTTATAAAGTTTCAGAAGAAGATGATAGAGTTCTTATTCAAATCCCTGAACATATGGAATTAATTGAAAAAGCAAAAAGTTTTATAGAAAACAATTGCACATATAAAGAAACAGCAGAATGGTTATCTCATCATACAGGTAGAAAAATAACTGGAATGGGATTACGAGAAGTTTTAAAAAGGGTAATACACAAAGGGTGGTAGACGAACCTAAACCTAAACAACTTGGTAGAAAACGAAGAACTAGCCTTAATGCTCCTCTTACAGTCAAAGAGAAGAAAGCTAGAAAGTCTGCCCAAGACATGCTTCGTGAAAAGAAAAAAGAACTTGAGAAGGCACAAAAAAACTTTTGGGCCACCAAGAATAGACTCAAAGAACTTGACGAAGTATTTGATGGCAAGAAGCAACTCATTGAAGAAGATAAAATTGAAGAGGCTTCACCGAATATCAAAGCTGCACTAAAAGATAAAGAAGTTATCTTTGAGCCAAACGATGGACCACAAACAGAGTTCTTAGCATCCAGTGAACGAGAAGTATTCTACGGTGGTGCAAGAGGTGGTGGAAAGTCTTATGCTATGTTGGTTGACCCACTACGATATTGTCACAAACAAAAACATAGAGCATTGTTAATTAGACGGACAATGCCTGAACTAAGAGATTTAATTAACCATTCTCAACAACTGTACCCTAAAGCCTATCCTGGTGCTAAATGGCGAGAGCAAGAAAAAGAATGGAAGTTTCCTTCAGGTGCTAGAATAGAATTTGGTTACGCTGAAAACTTAACAGACGTTCTACGATACCAAGGTCAGTCATACACTTGGATTGGAATTGATGAGTTACCACAATATCCTAACGAAGATATTTATAACTTCTTACGTTCATCACTTCGAAGTGTAGACCCTGAGATTCCTGTTTACATGAGAGCAACAGGTAATCCAGGAAATGTAGGTTCGATGTGGGTGAAAGAAATGTTTGTTGACCCTGCCCCTGCAAACACAAAGTTTGAAATACAAATCAAAACTCCTGTAGGTGTAAAAAAAATTACAAGACGATATATACCTGCAAAGCTACAAGATAATCCTTACTTGATGCAAACGGATGATTACTACGCAATGTTGGCATCATTACCTGAAGTACAAAGAAAACAATTTTTAGAAGGTAACTGGGAAGCATTTGAAGATTCATCATTTCCTGAGTTTAACAAAGAAATACATGTTGTTAAACCTTTTGACATTCCAAGAAACTGGATGAGATTCAGAGCGGCAGACTGGGGTTATAGTTCACCTGCCTGTTGTTTATGGTTTGCGATAGACTTTGATAATAATATATTTGTTTATAGAGAACTATATACACAAAAGATTACAGCAGATATATTTGCTAGAAAAGTTTTAGAAGCAGAACAAGGTGAATACATT